TAAGTGTGCAGACGAGCAATATAGAGATGAATGCCAGGCAGATGCTGAAGCAGAGTGGGACGCAAGAGACGCTGACGTACCAATGGAAGATGTAGAACTTGATGAAGGCAAAATGAAAGACCTGATGACGGATATAGACGAATTAACAGACGAAGAATTTGAAGAAAAGTATAAAACTAAAAAGCCAGACTATCCAGGTATCAACAAGAAAATGGACGAAGGCAAAATGAAAGAGCTACACTTAGATATGACAGAACTATCAGACGAAGAATTTGAAAAAAAATATCAAAGTAAAAAGTCAGACTGGGACGAAGTTAAAACACCAGGCCTAAGACAGGATCCAAACACACCAGCATACATCGGTAAAATGAAAACGTTTGCAGGCGATTTAGCCGCAGAAGCCAATGAGGAGAAAGATATGGAAGTATACGAAGGCCCTACTAGAAAAGACTTTCAAATGGTAGCTGACTTACTTAAAGATAATCCAAATATGGATGATCGTAAAGCTAAAGCAAAAGAATACTGTGATAAGTTTGCGAAAATGAATCCACGTTTTGACAAAGAAAGATTTTTAAAAGCCTGTGGCGTAACTGAAGCCATTGAAGAAGATGACTTTGAAGAAGGAAATGAATTCTCAGGTGCGTTAGCTCAAGCTAAAAAAGATGGCAAACAAGAATTTGAAGTAGACGGTAAAGTTTACAAAGTACAAGAAGATGAATTAAAAGCAATATTAAGGTTGGCTAGATAGTTCGTACTTAGTACGAGCTGTAAAAAAGAGTATACTGTACGTAAGTTATACTCTTTTTTTACGACTTTGGTAAAATGTACCAATATAACTATTGCAAAGCTAAATAAAGTATCATATAATGTAACTGTTGTATGATTTATACACATTAAAAACTAAACATTATGGCACATTTAAGGAGAAACACATTATGGCATCTTTAGCAGAAATTCGAGCTAAACTTACACAAGCAGAAGCAAGAACATCAAACAACTCACAAGGCGGTGGCGATAACGCTATCTATCCTCATTGGAATATTCAAGAAGGAGCAACATCTACTTTAAGATTCTTACCAGATGGAGATCCAAACAACTCATTCTTTTGGGTCGAACGTAATATGATTCGTTTACCATTTAATGGTATCAAAGGTGAAATGGATAACAAAGCAGTACAAGTGCAAATTCCTTGTATTGAAATGTGGGGTGAATCATGTCCAATTCTAGCAGAAGTTAGAACATGGTTTAAAGATTCATCATTAGAAGAAATGGGTCGTAAGTATTGGAAGAAACGTTCATACTTATTCCAGGGCTTTGTAAGAGAAAATCCACTGAGTGATGATCAAACACCAGAGAATCCAATCCGTAGATTTGTTATGAGTCCACAGATTTTTAATATTATTAAAACAGCATTAATGGATCCAGAGATGGAAGAACTACCTACAGATCCAATGCGTGGTATTGACTTCCGTGTTGTTAAAACACAGAAAGGTGGTTATGCTGATTACACAACATCAACTTGGGCACGTAAAGAAACTGCGTTAACAGAAGTAGAACAAGCGGCTATTGATAAACATGGCTTATATAACTTAAATGATTTTCTTCCTAAGAAACCTAGCGAAGTTGAACTTAAAGTTATGAAAGAAATGTTTGAAGCATCAGTAGACGGTAGACCGTATGACGCAGAGAAATATGGTGCTTATTTTAGACCATATGGCATGCAAGCGCCAGCAGGATCAACTCCAACTACAGCGGCTCCAAAAGCAGACACTTTTGAACAAGTGGCACCTACAGCGACAGCAACAGCAACAGCAACACCTGCTCCAGCAGTAGAAGCTCCAAAAGTAGAACCTGTAGCTGAAACAGCACCTGCGGCTACTCCAGCACCGGCTGAAGCGGCACCAGCAGAGTCAGGATCAAAAGCAGAAGATATACTTGCTATGATTCGTTCAAGACAGTCGTCTAAATAGACTATTAGATTATCAGGCAGTGGCAACACTGCCTTGATGTCTTAATCTTTTGGCAACAATATATAAATTTATATGTTGACAGCAACAACACTACATAGTATAATAAGAACAAAATAGCAAGGAGAACACAATGGCTAAACCATTCGACGCAAGTAAGTTTAGAAAAAGTATTACTAAAAGCATTCCTGGAATGAGTTTAGGATTTAACGATCCAACAGATTGGGTATCAACAGGTAACTTTGCACTAAACTATTTAATATCCGGTGACTTTAACAAAGGTATACCACTAGGCAAAGTAACAGTGTTTGCTGGTGAATCAGGAGCAGGTAAGAGTTACATCTGTTCAGGCAACATTGTTAAAAACGCACAAGAACAAGGCATATATGTTATCTTAGTTGATAGCGAAAACGCACTTGATGAAAGTTGGTTACACGCATTAGGTGTAGATACATCAGATGACAAACTACTTAAACTTAATATGGCAATGATTGATGACGTAGCTAAAACTATTTCAGAATTTGTAAAAGAATATAGAGAAATGCCTGAAGAAGCAAGACCTAAAGTATTGTTTGTTATTGACTCGTTAGGTATGTTATTAACACCAACAGATGTTAATCAGTTTGAAGCAGGTGATATGAAAGGTGATATGGGTCGTAAACCTAAGGCACTAACAGCACTTGTTAGAAACACAGTTAACATGATTGGTGCGTTAAACATAGGTATTGTAGCAACTAATCACACATACGCATCACAAGATATGTTTGATCCAGATGATAAGATATCCGGTGGACAAGGATTTATCTACGCTTCGAGTATTGTAGTTGCTATGAAGAAACTTAAACTAAAAGAAGACGAAGCTGGTAACAAGATATCAGATGTTAAAGGTATTAGAGCTGGTTGTAAAGTAATGAAAACACGTTACGCTAAACCGTTTGAAGGTGTACAAGTTAAGATTCCTTATTCAACAGGAATGAGTCCATACTCAGGTTTAGTTGATATGGCTGAAAAAGCTGGATTACTTAAAAAAGACGGTAACAGATTGCGTTATGGCGAGCCAGACAGTGCTAATGAAATCAAACAGTTCCGTAAAGCATGGGAACTTAACACTGACGGTTGCTTAGATAAGATTATGGCAAGCTACGGAAAGATAGCAGAAGAGATAAGTATTGAAGACGTAGAAGCTATGGAAGATACTGCTGTTGAACAGCAGGCACCTGTAGTAGAAGAAACTGTAGAAGGAAAATAATAAATGGCAGACACATTAATATCAGCATCTGAGGTATGGCTAGCAGTTAAAGATCATCTCAACGATGAAAAACAAGCCGCAATTGATGTTGTTAATGCACTAATTGATAACCAAGGGCATAACGCAGACGCAATAGCCGAAAGCGAACTTGGTCAAGATAAGAGTATTAAATCAGCGTTATCGGCATATGTTGTTGAAGAAGAAGAGGATGATGGCTTAGATACTTGGGGCGACGAAGTTGATGACGGTGGTTACGAAGACGATGAGGACGACAACTATTAATGTGGTATAACAAAGTAGTTGATAACATTGGAAACTTACCTGACTTTATAATGTACTATCGTAACCAGTTAGAAAGTGCCAAAAAAGATGTCAGTATCTACGGATACGTAGAAAAGAATCTGTCAGATTTACCAGGCATTACTGAACATCGATTCCACCAACTACAAGAAATAGAAGCAGTGCTTAATTATCTTAATATACAACTACGTAAGATTAGACGTAAGCATTTTCAAAAGTATCTAGAAGCATATCAAAGAGCATTGACATCACGTGATGCAGAAAAGTATGTAGATGGTGAAGACGAAGTTATTGAATATGAAACATTAATTAATGACATTGCTCTACTTAGAAACCAATGGTTAGGTATAATGAAAGGACTCGAAAGTAAAAACTTTATGTTAGGGCATGTAGTTAGATTAAGGGCAAGTGGCATGGAGGATATACAACTATAATGTTTGTTGAAGATCAAACAAGTCACAAACATTCGCGAGAAGTGTTAGATACTATTGAGACGTTCTATGAGTTTATGATATCTGTTAATACCGTTTGTGATATGGGAGGCGGAGCAGGTCTAGACGCAGAATGGTGGGTAACTAGAGAAAGTGATCCTGAGATTGAATCAACTGGAAAACCTAAACCTTATAATATTAAAGCAACAGTAATTGACCAAATTGATAAACTTTCTGTATCACATAAAAATCTAACATACTTAAAAGCAGATATGGAAAACACAGGGTTACCGCCAGATTCGTTTGACGTTATAACTTCACATGATTCATTTCAGTATTGTCTTAATCCAATAAACACTTTAAAACATTGGTGGGAATTAACAAATACCAATGGAATGTTACTTCTACAGATACCACAAACTACAAATATCAAATATAATCGACACGATATATCAAGTCCAAATAATGAATACCATCACTATACCTTAGTTAATCTTATTCATATGCTAGCAGTCAACGGTTGGGATTGTAAGAGCGGATTGTTTTTTAAAGGACTACGAGATCCTTGGGTAAAAGCTATGGTCTATAAAGGTGAAGTAGAGCCTCAAGATCCTCATACTACTAGCTGGAGAGATCTAGCTGAACTTAACTTACTACCAGACTCAGCAGTTCACAGTATTGATCGTTGGGGTCATGTTAAACAACAAGATCTCGTACTACCATGGTTTGCTGGGCACCTTGAAACATATTCTACACACTGAATAAACTACGCAGATAAATACCTGCATGAGTAAACAAGATACAATACCAGTATACATTGGGTATGACCCTAGAGAAGCCATAGCATTCCATACCTGTGTTAATTCAATAATTAGACATGCCACACAACCAGTAAGCATACATCCGTTAGCACTTAACTTATTGTCAGGATATGAGGAAACACACACTGACGGGTCTAATCATTTTATATATTCACGCTTTCTAGTGCCACATATGGCAGGGTACACAGGACGAGCAATTTATATTGACGGTGATATGATAGTTAAAGATGATATAGCAAAGTTATGGAACGAAACAAAAAACTTTTCGAGCTGGGACGTTGCTGTTGTTAAGCACGACTACAAAACAAAGATGCCTGTCAAATATTTAGGCAGTAAAAATGAAGACTATCCAAGAAAGAATTGGTCTAGTGTGATGATTTTTAATTGTGCTATGATGCCATGTAAACGTTTAACACCTGACTATATACAAGAATCAATTGGATCTCATCTACATAGATTTGAATGGACACAAGATGATCGTATAGCAGAAATTTCTAAAGAATGGAATTGGCTCGCCGCAGAATATGAAGATAATCCTGATGCTAAATTAGTACACTATACACTAGGTACTCCTTGTTTCCATGAGTTCTCTAACACTGGTATGGCCAATGATTGGCACCAAGAAAGACTGTTTACTGAATACTGTCAACAAAGGATTGATCTACTAGATGATAACAGCAAATGATATACTTTGTCTAGATAGAAAAGAAACAAATCAACTCCCTAAAAATCACCTCAAGTTATTAAACACTTCTATCTTTAATTTTACAAAAGGATGTAATGGAGTTGCTGTCAGCTTGGAAGAAGCACGGGCTTATCCTGACAACACCTGGGTAATATACGGCGCTGGAATGATAAAAGCTGTAAAGGACTGTTGGGAAAACAATACACCATTCTTTTATATTGATAATCAATACTTAGGTAATATGAGAAGCAAGAAGCAATGGCATCGTATTATAAAAGATCATGTACATGATATTCGACCTATTATAGAAAGACCTAGAGATAGACTAGAACAGGTGATAAAATATATTCAATGGGCTCAATTAAAACGCCCAGAGCTAAATCCTACCCTATTAGATCCTAAACCTTTTACCTCAGGACGTAATATTCTAATAGCACCACCTAGCCCTAAAAGTTTTACTTTATGGAACATTGATCAACAACAATGGATCGAAAAAACAGTAGCAGAAATAAAAAAATATACAGATCGACCAATTAAAATTAGACTAAAAAGACCTAGAGATGACCGTTTTATACAGAATACTTTAGAAGATGATCTTAAAGACAGCCATTGCCTAGTAACATACAACTCAGTAGCCGCCTGTGAAGCAATAATTAACGGAACACCAGCATTTACTTTGGGTCCTAATGCGGCTCAACAATTAGCAAAACATGATCTCAGTGAAATAGAAAATCCTTACATACCATCAGACGACGAACGAGAAGCTTGGTTGCGTCATTTAAGTTATAGTCAATTTACTCGTACAGAAATGAATAACGGCACAGCTTGGGGTATACTCAATGGCTAATTATACTATTATCAATGACGAAGAATTATGTGATTGTCTCGCTGACCTAATCATAATAAAGTATTATCTCAAAAGTTTGAATTGGTATTTTTGTAATAAAATATATCGCGATCACTTTAACGGATCTGAACTTGTTACAGGTAGTAAAGATAAGGATAGAATTTATAAAGCCGCCTGGGCAGATCTAAATAGACTACGAGATACTATTAATATTGGAAAAAAAACTATTAAGAAATTAATTAAACGTCGATTAGTTAATATTTTACTTGAACAGTTTGAAGACATATGTGTATCTATTGGAGGCACCCGTGCTAGAGGAAAACGTTTGTTGTTAGCACGTTATTTAGATTCGCAGTCACAAAGCTATATGAAAAAATTAGCTAACGGTGTATACAAAAAAACTTCTTATAGAACAGTAGACAGTTATTCGCAAACTCAGTCAGATTGCTTAATTAGAAATATACTTAATAATGAACAACTATTACATAATAAAATAAAAAATAAGTTTCCTTTCTGGTTTGTTGACAGCGGATATACTAATTTTATTCACACTAAAGGCAGAAAAGAGTTTCATCGACTTTGCCGTAATGATATTCATGCTGTCAAACCAAAGCATGTTTTTCCTATGGATCGACTATTAAAGATGATAGTAAATTCAAGAACATTAACGGAAGGATTCTCATTTCCTAAATATTGGAGAATCACTGGTAACACAGTATTAATAATACCGCCAAGCTTACATGTATGTAAAGTTTATGGGTTAGATCAACAGAAATGGATTAAAGAACAGAAAGAAAAGCTAAAAAAAGTAACAGATCGACCAATAAAAGTTAGAAAAAAACAAGGTACAAGAAAAACTCGCACAACTTTGTATCAAGATGTATTAGAAGACAAATCTGTATATTGCGTGGTTGGATATAATTCAAACGCACTCACTGAAGCTGTATGGGCCGGAGTTCCTATAATTACGTTAGGAAATCATATAACTAATCCAGTCAGTAGAAACAGTATAGAACAGATCAATGATCTCTATAGAGATGATGTAAGTCAATGGCTATGTTATTTAAGTTACAGCCAATTTACTTCTGAAGAAATATATAACGGCACAGCTAAAAAAATCCTGGAGACATGGCATGTATGATGTAGTAGTCTATTTGTCAAGTTTGCCTAGAATAGCAGACCATGACCGCAAAGCACAAATATTAAAAGCATTTGCTGAAGGTGCCCAACGTGCTGGTGCTCGAGTCTTTGTACAAACCAAATACGAGGTTATTCCAGCACGACTAGGAGTATTCATTGGTTGGGTTGGTCAAACATTTTCTGGTCCTCACATTCATTTACGTAAAAATGTAATTGATTGGAGTCGTGCTAACAAACA